TTTGCTAAAAAATATGTAGATAATGCTTTTGGTAGAGATGCTAGTTACTTTGCTAAAAAAGGAGACAAGTTAATAGAAACAATAGCAGACTCTGCTATATTTAAAAAATTTGGTAGTCCTGGAACTTTTCAAAAAGCTATACAGTTTGCTAACTCTTTTACGCTACACAAGGCATTACTATTTTTTAACCCAAGATTCTTATACTCACAGATTGTACAGCCATATCAAATGGGTGCACAAAGATTGCAGTTTATGAAAGTAGAGTATGGAATTAAAGGTGATGTTGGTAAAGCTATGGTTGAAGGATCTTATTTACCCTTTAAACCAACAAAAGAATTTAGAGAGTTAATTACTGATGCAATTAAAAGTGGTACTATTGATACTAAGTTTTTAAAAGAATTTGGGATTGATACAAGAACTGGTGAAAGAATTAGAACCATGTCTGAAGAAGTCACAATAAAAATTTGGGAACGTGCCAGTGGTAAAAGATTATCAGAAATGGCAGAAAGACATAGTAGATTAACTGCATTAGCTATGAACTATTCTTTTCTAAAAAGTGGTAAGTATGATGTAGCTAATGGTAAACAAGCTATGTTTAATACTGCAAAGTGGATGACAGATAATATGATGGTTGAATATAACTTTACTAATAGACCAGCAATGTATACCCACCAAGGTTTAGGAACTATAGGATCTTTGTTTGGTTTATTTAAAACATTTCAACACAACTACTTTGGACAAGTTGCACAATATGCAAGAACATATGCAAAAAATCCTAAATCATTTGAAGCTGCAAGCCCACTACTGATGCATGCTGTGAGTATGGTAATGACAGCTGGAATGTTTGGTATTATGGCTGTTAATCAAATTGATTTTTTATTAAAGCAAATGGACAAAGCAGTACAAGGTGGATTAAAAGCTGCTGGTGTAAAAAATCCTGGTCAATATAGAATACCAGAATACACAGAAATGGTTTTAAAATTAGATATACCAGTAGAACAAAAGTTTGGAGTGCCTTCTGCATTAGTAAATGCTGATGTGTCTTCAACACTAGCTGCTCCAGGTCTTGGTCCAGGAGATATATTTAGTTTGCCAACATTAGATTTTCTATTTGGTTATACTTCAAAGACAAATGAAGGTGTTATAGGTAATACTTTTAACATGGTTATGAAGGGGGCTACTGGTAAATTAACTGATGTTGATATATACAAGTTTTTAAAATCAACGTCACCTCCTGTTTTATTAGCAGAAGTTGAAAGAAGATTTTCAGGTGTATCTTCTCAAGCCATGTTCTCTGTACTTCCATCCCCTCTAAAAGGAGAAGCTATAACTGAAGGTAGAGGCAGATATATGGAGTTTAAAAATGGTAAATATATTGTTAGTAACCCATATAAAAAAATGTATGGCCAAATAGAAAGAGACATTGGAGGGTTTTGGAAAAGATATTTAGGTGGTCGTTCTTTTGAAGAATCAATTATATTAAAAAGTATATGGCAAAGCACAAAAATTAGTATGAACCATAGAGATAAGATTGATGCGTTAGTAACACAAGCAGCAGATAATGGATATGATGGATTCTATGAAAGTATTATGTTCTTTACAGATGCTGCTATGGATTTAGGATATACACAAGAACAGTTTATAGAAAAAGTTGCAAACAGAATGGAAGTTCAAAGTAACACAGTATTGAGTAGGCTAACAGCTTACGGTGAAAAATACAATATGACAAGAGATGATTTTATAAGAACAGTTATACACAACAATAATATTATACTGGCATATCCGCCAGGTTCAAAATAGAGGAGATAAAGATGCCGTTTGAAATGATAACTATGTTAGGTTCTACCGTACTTGGTGGTATCATGAGCATATGGTCACAGAGTATAAAAGCTAAACAAGCTGAACAAAAGATGTTATTACAAAGAGCTGAAGTGCAAACCGCAGCTTTTAAAGAAGCAAGAGAATATGAAAACGTAGGATTTCAATGGACTAGAAGAATCATAGCATTAACTGCTATCTTTGCCATTGTTGTGCTACCTAAAATTTTACCATTAATTAGTCCTGATGCCCACGTTATCGTAGGGTATACAGAATGGAAACCAGGATTTTTATTCTTTGAAGGTAAAGATGTAATGCAATGGGTGCCTATGGCACACAAAGGTATAGTGATTACCCCACTAGATACTAACTTAGTTGCAGCTATTATAGGTTTATACTTTGGTGGTAGCTTAGTTAAAAAATGATCTGGGTAATTACAGCTATGTTAGTCTACCATGATGTAGACAAACCCAAGATGACTGACTATATGATCAAGTCATTTGATACTAAGTATGAATGTATAGAGTATACTTGGCACAATAAGGTAACTATGATTGAAGAACTATTTGATATTCACAAAGAAGTTGATGGCAATACATTACAAACATTTGCTTTCTATTGTGAAAATAGATATGTGGATTTAGACGAGGTATGAAAATAAGTGAAAACACCTCCATCTCGATGCCAGCTCGTAATCTTATCAGCATTATTGGTGCTTGTATTGTGGGTGCTTGGTTCGGGTTTGGAGTCATTGAGCGGCTTAATTCTGTAGAAACTACTCTACAATTAATGCAGAAAGATTTAGAAGCTGCCAATACTTTTATAGATGGTGTGCCTAAAGGAAACATGGTCAGCCCACAAGTACAGGAATTGTACATGCTAGTTGAATACCTTGGTGAGAATGTAGAAAAATTGAAAGAACAAATGGAAGCAGAGATACCAATGATACTTAAGAACGATATGGTAATACAGTTCCACGAGGAAAGATTGATAGACCTAGAGGAAAGAAAGAATGGAAACCATTAAAGTTGTATTTGCAATACTCATGATACAAAACGGATCTACAATAGAGATGGTGCCTACAGATGGTCTTTCAGATTGTTTAAAACAGAAACGTGTTATCTCTCGTAACATTGGAGAAGATCAAGAAGGCATATACATGCAATGCAAAGAAGTAAAAGCAGAAGTATATGAAGATATGGGAAGGCTAAAGATTAAAAAGATATATGATTAAAAATTTAAGTATAGCTATAGCTATTACAGTTATTATGTTGTGGGCATTTAGTGCCTTAATGGACTCTGCTATTGCGGACGTAACTGGTGCTGGAAGTACGACAAATGATCAGTCTACTACAGGATCATCATCAAGCAATACTGCCATCACGGGAGGATATCACTCTGAAGCAACCACAAATTACCAAACGGGATCTTCAAGTAATACAACCACTACAAACTCTACAACCAATAATAATAATTCTTATACTGGGGACACAAGAGTTGTGCCATCTGCTTCTGCTCCTAGCATATCAGCTATGTCACAGGATTTATGTGTTGTTGGCGTTTCTGGAGGAATACAAAAGTTTGGACTAGGTGCAAGTGTAGGAATAACTAAAAGAGATATGAACTGTGAACGTATGAAGTTATCTAAACTACTCTATGATTTCAACATGAAAGTTGCAGCAGTATCTATACTATGCCAAGATGCAAGAGTCTTTTCAGCAATGGAAAATGCTGGAACACCATGCCCATTCCAGGGTAAGATAGGCGATCAAGCTCGTGACGAATGGAAAAAATATGATAAACAAAGACCCGATTACGAAGAATATGTAGCAACACTACGTTACATGCAAAGAGTAGATGACAAAATAATTAAACAATTAGAAGCAGAGGAAGCCCCTAACGATGCTCAAATTATTACTAACGGTAACGGTGATCCTGTTAAGTTGGGTAAAGACTAGTCTACCTGATAGCGTAGAAATACAATTAGATACTCCCAACGTAGGCGATACTACAACCATTACAACTGTAACGTCAGGCACTCCTGTAACATCAGGTAACTTGATATCTCAAGATTGGATTGATGGTAGTTGGGTAGGAGATATGTTTCCAGACTCAAGTGATATAAATGAAAATCAATTCTTGACTGGTAAGCACGATAAGCACGCAGAGACAACCATTAATTCAGAAGACTATGTTACTTTAGAAGAAATGCAACAAGGTTTTACGTCAAACTTTAATGCACAAATTAGATGGTGGAACCCTGTAGAGTCAACTGTCACAATGAGTCAGACTGCTAGTAATGGTATAGATACTACTACACAAAGCACAACGTTTGAAGATACGAC